ATGTGTATATATATGTCCCCCGCAAAAAAAAATTATGACAATACATAAGATCAGACCTGACGTAGAAGACCTCATAGAAGCTCATATAAGGCATTCTAAGGACTTTATTGTAATTTCTATAGGTGACCTAGGGGTTGAGGTAGGAAGTACGCTTAGAAGTGAATCTGAGGTGTTTTATCTTGAGTTAGCAAAAACACTTGTAATGAAAGATTGGTTAAGGGATGATAGTTAAATGATAAGTCTTAATACGGATGAACCTGTGAGTGATGCTGATTATGAATTGATTGAAGCTTTTTGTACGGCTTTAATTGATAAAGACTTATACGCGATGAAAGAAGTTCTGTATGTGTTAGATGAAAAGATGTTTAGTGAGTGTATTTGTTTAGAAGAAACGTGTATATGCGGTAGGTGGTGAAGAAGGTAGTAATATGGCAAAGAAAGGCCCAAACTTAGTTCATAAGTTAGATAAAGAAACAAGAGATAGACACTTCCCTGAATACAATGGTGGTAAGGGTAGTCATGCTCGTAAGTCTACACCTAGTAGTCGAGAAGTATTTAAATCTAATTACGATAAGATAGACTGGTCTAAATAACAACGGGGTTGTAATGAGAATTGAATACAACTTGATGCCACAAGGCCAAGTCCTGCAAGATTTTAATGATTGCCGTGCAAGAAACTCCTTTATCATGGGACCGTTAGGTTCTGGTAAGACAGTCCAGTGTATTCTTAAACTGTTTGACCTCATGTGTGAACAAGAGCCTGTTAAAGATAAGAAGCATAAGAACTATGGTGTACGCTTATCTAGGGTTATTGCCGCGCGTAACACCTATTCGGAACTGTTTTCTACAACGATTAAAGACTGGTTAGAGATACATGGGGAGTTAGGTGACTTCAAACAAGGTAACAAGGAGCCTCCTACACACTTTATACGATTTAAGCTAGAAGATGGTACGAGGGTAGAGTGTGATGTTGTCTTTATTGCGTTCGACCGTCCTGAACACGTTAAGAAAGCTAGGGGTATACAGACTACATGGGTGTGGCTAAATGAGACTAAGGAACACGCTAAGGCTGTTTTAGATATGTTAGACCTAAGACACGGTAGATACCCCTCTAACAAGGAAGGTGCGCGTCCTACACATCATGGAATCATAGGAGATAGTAACGCCCCTGATGAAGACCATTGGTATTTTAAGTTAGCAGAGATAGAAAGACCTGATGACTGGGCATTCTACAGACAACAAGGAGGGGTATTAAAGGATGGTGAAAGCTGGATTATTAATGAAAATGCTGAGAACCTTACTAACCTTCCTGATGGCTATTATAAAAGAGGACTTCAAGGGAAGACAGATGATTGGATCAAGGTTAATCTAGCGAATGAATACGGCTTTGTATCTAACGGTAAACCTGTACATCCTATGTATACTGATTCAGTCCACTGTCAACACATGGAATTTACACCTGATAAGTCTTTGCCTATTATCCTTGGTTTTGACTTTGGTCGTACTCCGGCCTGTGCTTTTATCCAAAGAACCTCTGTAGGGCGTTGGGTCTGCTTTGATGAAGTCGTGTTAACTGACTCTGGTGCTGTTGACTTTGCCCCTAGTCTTAAAAGATACATCGAAGAAGTCTATCCTAACCACACGTTTAAAGGATGGGGTGATCCCTCTGGTAACAATAAGAACCAGTCTAACTCTGAAACACCTTTCCAGATTATGAGAGCCGCAGGTATACCCTGTCAACCTACTGCATCTAATGATCCTATGAAGCGTAGAGCCGCCCTAGAAGTGCCTATGAAAGAAATGTGCATGGATGGCAAGCCTAGATTCCTTGTCTTACCTAAAGCATCTATGATCCGTAAAGGTCTACAAGGTGGTTTCTGCTACCGTAGAGTACAGACTACAGGGGAAAGGTACACTGATGAGCCTGATAAGAACGAATATTCCCACCCTGTCGAAGCTTTGGAGTACGCATTACAAGGTGAAGGCGAGGGTCGTGCCGCATTAAGACGTACTGATACCTTTTCTAAGACTCATACGGCAAAGATACAAGTAAATGTCTTCTAAGGTTTATATCGTTTTTGAGGATGATCAGGTGCGTTGGTGGTCAAAATTCTTAAAAAAAGGCATTCGACACTGCTTTTTGATCAAACCTGTACCAAATTCTTACATTATTTACGGAAAATCAGCCAAAAGTTTCGATTTATTTACTGTTTCCGACCAAAAGAGTATAATCGAAGGTAATTATATAATGGAAAGTTACGTACCGAAAGAATGTAAAAGATCGTTATTTATGTTGAATACTTGTGTCGGACATACTAAGCAGATATTAGGTATCAACAATCCTTTCATTCTAACTCCTTATCAACTGCTAAAATACTTGAGGAAACAATAATGGGATTTATGAAAAGACCTAAAGCACCAGAGCCTACTGCTCAAGAACTTGCTGTAGTAGAAAGACAAAGTAGAATGCTTGATGAAGAAATGGAAGAGTCTGAAAAAAGACTAAAGGCTATTGCTCGCGGCAAGCTAGGGTCTAAATCTTTGCTAGCTAAAAGCGCGTCAAAAAGCACCTCTGGTACAAAAGGAGCAAAAGGAGCCGCAGGATCGCGGACAGGGTCAGCTTATTCTGGCGGCCTTACTAGTGGTTTTAAACGCAATGTTGGGCGTCGAAAAATTTTAAGGAAATAACAATGAAACTCCCAAAAGAGCTAGGGTCTTTACAAGACTTAAAAACAAGAGAGTCGCAAGCGTTTTCTAAAATGGCGTCTTGGTATGATTTGCTAGATGATGCTTATGAGTATTTTTTGCCTAACAGAAATTTATTTGACTCATCGTCTTCCGGCTCAAAAAAGATGGATCGTATCTTTGACTCTACTGCTATCGAAGCTATCCAACAAGGAGCGAGCAAGCTACAAGAAAACATTGCTCCTATCTGGAGTAACTGGGCAACCTTTGCTCCTTCTCTCAGCGTTATAAAGGCATTAGAGTCAGGCGAGTTTGATGTATCTGAAGAAGAGGTTAGACAAAATTTAGAAAATCAAGCTGATATTGTTTTTGATTACATTAATCGTTCTAACTTTGCCACACAGTTCTTTGAGCACGCTCTTGATCTCTTAGTAGGTACAGGTACTCTACGGATTGATGAGACTGACAGTACTGATATGCCATTAGTGTTTAATGCTATTCCGCAAAAAGGTATTGCGTTTGAGGAAGGCCCATACGGTTCTATCGAAACACACTGGCGTAGGTTTAATGTTAAGGCAAGAAATCTGAAAAGACAATGGAGAGGGTTTAAGCCCTCAGAAAACGTACAAAGTCTTATCCAAAACCAACCTGATGCAGAAGTAGAAGTAAGCGAAGGTGTAGTTTATGTTCCTAAAACTGAAACTTACTATGGATGTGTGTGGGTTAAGGGAGAAGATCGTATAAGTTGGAAAGAAGATTTTGGTAATTCAAGCCCTTGGGTTACTGGCCGTTACTCTAAAGTCTCAGGAGAGATACGTGGTCGTGGTCCTGCTATTCAAGCACTACCTGATGTACGCTCTCTAAATAAAGTAAAAGAATTTGTCTTACAGAAAGCCGCTATTGATCTATCAGGTATGTACACTGCTACTGATGATGGCGTGACTAACCCCTACAATATAGTTATAAGCCCAGGGGTTGTTATTCCAGTTGGTTCTAATAACTCATCTAATCCTTCAATTCAAAGATTAGACACTGGTGCTAACCTTGCATTGGCGCAATTTGAAATGCAAGACTTGCAGATGTCCATTAAGCGAGCATTGTTTAACGATTTGCGCGATCCTAGTGGCGCTGTGCGTTCTGCGACAGAAGTCGCTATTGAGTCAAGAGAACTTGCTAAAAGAATTGGTAGTGCTTTTGGTCGGTTACAAACAGAAGTTCTTGTTCCTATTCTTAAGCGTGTTGTTCACATTCTAACTCGAAGAGGTATTTTACAGCCTATTCAATTAGATGGTCGTGACATAGAGATTAAATTCTTATCACCTTTGGCTAAAGCGCAAGATGCTGAAGACATTATCAATGTTCAACAGGCTGTTCAGTTTGTCCTACAAAATGCAGGGCCAGATCAAGCTAAGATTGGCTTTAAACAAGAAGACTTTGGAACATGGGTAGCGTCTAAGACAGGAATGCCTGCCGAATTAGTCAGAACACCTACTGAGAAAGCGCAAGTGATACAAGCAGGAGCAGAAGCGGCTCAAGCAGGAATAAAACCATCACAAGCACCGATGCCTGTTCAATGAGTTGGTCAAATATTGATCAACTTGCTGACTCAGAAGTTGCAAAAAAACAAGCAGAACTACGCAAGCGTAACGCTAATGATTTAGCTAAAGCGTATCACAGGGTCTTTACAACTGACGATGGAGCGCGTATCTTAGCAGACCTGACCAGAAGGTTTGTATACGATAATGATACTTCTTTTGGTGCAGAAAATATTAATTATGAAGCCGCCTACCACAATGGAGAGGCTGGTGTAGTTAAGTTTTTAATTAATCAAATGAAGCAAGCCGAAATCAAATAAGGATTACATTATGTCAGAAGAACAAGCCGCTGAACAAAGCGATACCTTGTTAGATAGTGCCGAACCTACTCTCGCAGAAGGTGAATATTATTTAACTGACGGTATCAAAGGAACTGGTGAAGTACCTGAATGGTTAGACACAAAGTATAAATCTGTAGCAGATCAAGCTAAAGGTTATTCTGAACTGTCTAAGAAGTTTGGAGGATTCAAGGGTTCGCCTAAAGATGGTTACACACCCCCAGAAGGAATTGAGAGTGATGATGCCTTGTATCAAGAGTTAGAGGCATTTGCTACTAAGACTAATATGAGTGCTGATGCATTTGGAGAAGCATGGGAATTGTTATCTGCCCAAGACTATGCCGCACAAGCTGTAGATCAAGAAGAAGAGTTGTCTAAGCTAGGCGATAACGCTCAGGAAAGAATTAAGACTGTTGAAGGGTTTATGAAAAACAACCTTGATGCAGATACTTACGAGCAAGCTAGAGGTCTAGTGACTACCGCTGATACCATTGCATTGGTAGAAATGTTGGTACAAGCAACTGCTCCTGCTAAACTGCCAATGGAGGGAGGTCATAACCCTCAAGGTCTATCTTGGGAAGCTATCGAGACAGAGATGTTTAAGAAAGACGAGCAAGGAAACCTTCTTAGAAGTACCAATATCGACCATGAGCGCAAAATTCAAAAGATGATGCAAGCGTGGGGTGGTACAGGTAATTGATTAATATAGGGTAAAAGGTGTATAATCAAGACACTGGATACCCTTTCCCTAAAGGCCCAGTAAATTTAGGTTGAATGCTGACCATTTTTACTGGGTACTCAGCAAAAAACCTTGAAAACTTTTTTTATTACTCTTTTTCGAGGAAACTATTATGAGTGCTAATCTATCATCCGTAGCGTCGATTGAATTTGACAGTATGGTCAAACACGCCTACGCACAAAAAGGGCTTCTAAAGCCTGCTGTAACAATCCGTAACAATGTAGTTGGTGACAGCTACAAATTCCGTAACATGGGCAAAGGACTTGCCAACCAGAAAACTACTTCTGCTGATGTTGTTCCTATGGGCGTTGCTTATGACTTTAAAGTAGCAACTCTCGCTAACTGGAATGCTCCAGAGTACACTGACATCTTTGATGCCGCTGAAGTAAACTTTGATGAGAAGCAAGAATTAGCAGACACTATTGCAGGCGCACTTGGTCGTCGTAGTGATCAGCTAGTAATTGATGCATTGGATGCCGCTACTCCTACTACTATCGCTCATGGCGGTTTGGCGTTGACTATGGCTAAGGTCATTGACGCGCAAGTAGCATTACGTGGAAAAGGTGTTCCTAACTCTAACTTGTTTGCCGCTGTAAACAGTGCAGGACTTGGTGGTCTTTTGAAGGACGAGAAAGCTACTTCTGCTGATTACCAGACTGTTAAGGCGCTTGTTAGTGGAGACGTAAACAGCCTAGCAGGATTTAACTTTATCATTCTTGATGATCGTGCTGAAGGTGGTTTGACTGTTACGACTAACACTGTTGATTCGTATTTCTTCAATCGTGAATCTGTTGGACTTGCTATTGGTATTGACATGAAGACCTCTGTTGATTGGGTTCCGCAGAAGACTTCTTGGCTTTGCAACGGTATGTTGAAAGCAGGCGCGGTTGTTCGTGATGCAGACGGTATCGTTAAGGTTGAGTACAAAGATAACGTATAAGTTATCAATGCGTAAACTGAATGGGGGGTTCGTCCCCCCTTTCTTTCACATAAAGGTCTATTATGGCAAGCAAACTCCAACTTATATCTAATGCTTTAATTTTAATTGGTGATTTGCCTATTACCTCTCTTACAGGCAACACTCGCGCTCAAACTGTTGCTAATAATTTGTATGATAATATTGTACAAAACGAATTAACTAAATACCGTTGGGGCTTTGCTAAAAAGAAAGCGCAATTAAATTTAACGGTAGGCACTCCTGTAGGCAATGAGTGGCAAAATATTTATCAGCTTCCTTCTGATATGCTATTTCTTATTAAAATTAATCCTTCAGTTCCTTATGCTATTTATGGCGATAAGCTATATACAAATACATCAGCAGATTTGTATGCTGATTACATCTACAATGTTCCTGAAAATGAATGGCCTGTATACTTTAGTAAGATGATTGAGTATGCACTTGCTATGGACTTTGCTCCTTCTATTAGAGACAGTGCCGCATCTATGGATGCTAATGCAAGTCAGTATTTAAATGCTTCTCGCATGGCTCGGTTTACTGATTCACAACAATATCCTACTGTTCCTATTGCGGATAGACCCTTTATTAATGTAAGGTTTTAGTTATGGCAAAGTCGAAGTTTCTACAAAGTTCTTTTGTAAGCGGAGAGTTGTCACCATTACTTAAAGGCCGAGTTGATCTTGAACAATACTATCAAGGCATGGAAACTGCTGAGAATGTTCTTATCGTCCCACAAGGAGGGTTAAAGCGTAGAGCAGGCACACAGCACATAGATACCGCAGAAAACGTAATGGCTCCATTTTTGTCAGCAGGGCTAGAACAACAATTTAGCTTTGTTGTTACTACCGGACTCCCTTCTGTTGGGCAAGAATATACTAATAATTCAGCAACATTTACAGTAACTTCTTTTACTGGTTCAGGGCTTCCATATACTGCTTATGCAGAAAGAACAGCAGGGACAAATGACCCTACTGCTACTGGGACGCTTGATTCTGTAAACAATAATTTTCCTAATTTAATCTACACTTCTTTTCAGACTTTTGTAATTACCATGCCTGAAGGTGGAGTAGCACAAAATATAAATGATTTTAACCCTGCAACAATAGGCACAACTACTACTAATATTGGAATTTTAGGAACAGGCAGCGAAGCAGATTATGTTGTTGCTTTTTACAACATTGCAGGAACATCTAGTCTTGGTAAAGTTGTAGATGTAAATAATATACAATTAACTGGCACTGGGTCAGCCGTTTTTAAATTACAGGCGTCCACAGATAATGTTACTTGGTCTACTCGTGAAGCTATGACTATAACAGAAAACGCTCAGACGTTTAGAGTTAGAATGCCTAATGATGTAGATTATAATTATTTTCGTATAGTACGAACAGGCGATACTGGAGACTTAGGCTCTTTAAAAATACAGTTAAGCGAGTTTAATGTTTTCTATTTTACAGATATTGTCTCTAATGTAAAAACTTTTGACTTTAGTATTGAAACAAATAAACATTATCTTTGTGTGTTAACTGGTGGAGAAGAAACTACGCCATCTTACGGTAATTTATCTCTTTATTTTGTTTCTAATAAAACTGGCAATATTACATCTTCAGCAAGACTAGCCGTTCCTATTCGCTCGTCAGAAGTATCTACTGTTCGTGATGTGCAAACCGAAAATGTCATGTTAATGTTCCATGAGGATCATCATCCTAAAAGAATTATTAATACAGGTCTTAATGTATTTACTATTGACGACATTCCTTTCCTTAATGTGCCTCAGTACGATTATGATGATGCGTCTAGTCCTACGCCTACTTCCTACGTAACAACAATGACGTTAAATCATTTTGATGCAGGCGATAGATTTCAGATAGATGTCGAAGGCGTGTTAAGTAAAAACATAACAGTAACAGAAAGCGCATCATCAACTGCCGCAAACATACAGAAAAACTTACAAGAAATGCCTATTTTTGGTGATACAGGTATTACAGTTACAGGCGGTAATACTATATTTACAATCACGGTTGGTGGTGAGTCTGCTAAATCTTTTGAGTTATGGTCTGGTTTTGCAACATCAGAAATAGGCGGCACTAATAATGAAATATCGTTTGCTTTAAATACTCAAGGAGTTCCTAGAAAAGAAGACGTATGGTCTGCTACTAGAGGGTATCCTAAGACTGCCGCATTCTATGCAGGAAGGTTATGGCTAGGTGGTACAAAGTCTAAGCTACAGAGTTTGTTTGCATCTAGGTCTGGCTCGTTCTTTGATTTCTACACAGAAGAAGGTGATGATGACGAGGGTATCTTTACAACCATATCCTCAAGACAGCTAACAGAGATTATCGACATTAACCCTGATCGTGGCCTACAGGTGTTTACAGCAGGAGCAGAGTTTATTGTTAGAGGTAATACTCCGTCTGACATTACTATTGAAGCTCAAACACAGCATGGAGCATCGTTCTTAGAAGTTAAGTCTGTAGATGGTGCAACATTGTTTGTAGATCAAAACGGTAGAACATTACGATCTTATTTATATAACTACAATGAAGATGCTTATAACAGTACGGACATATCTGTGTTATCTTCTCAGCTAATTGACGATCCATTAGATTTAGGTGTGTTAACTGGCTCGTTATCTGAGGATGCTAACTGGGTATTTATTGTTAACCAAGATGGTACTGCGGCAATCCTCAATACTTTACGCACACAAGATATTAATGGATTTACAAAATGGATTAATGGAGATACGCAAACAGATTATCCATTAAAGATTGTTTCTGTATCTGTAGTAAATAACGATTTATTTTTAGTAAACAAAAGAATCACTGCATCAGATACTACCTATACAATAGAAAAATGGAATTTTGATTATTTATTAGATTCATCTGTGAAGCTAGAAGCCAGTCAAAGTATACAGGGCAATAACTTGTATTTAGCTTCGAATCATTTAGACGGAGAAACAGTTAGTGTTGTAGCTAGAGGAACAAATCTTCCTCAAAGAGTAGTGCAGACTGATCCTGCTTCTGGATACATTATTTTAACTGATTCAGAAAAAACATTTATTTTGGCGCAAGACCCCTCTGGCGGTGTCATTGATGTAGAGGTAGGTTACAACTTTACGCCTAAACTTGTAGGTATGCCTTTAAATACCAATTCAAATAGAATTGCAGGGCAAAACCAAATGCGAGAAAAGAAAATAACTCGTATGAATTTAAGAGTCTACAAAAGTTCTGGTGTGTATATTGATGGTAATGCTGTTCCTATTAGACAGTTTGGAGATGCGGCAGATACACCATTAGATTCCAATCTTCCTGAACAAACTGGTATTATACAGGATAACAATGGTGGTAATGGATGGGGAATAGAAGTACAGCCTGAGATTACTATTCCTAATCCTACGCCATTCCATATTCAGGCTATTGAATACGAGGTAGAATCATCTTAAATCAATTAGCAAAGCAAGATGAGATATTAAAACTACAGTCATTAATGTTAAAAGGTGACACTGTAGAGTTAGAAACTAAGCATCATTTTAGTGATGGCTTATATGCAAGAGAGTTGTTTATCCCTGCCGGAGTATGTTTAGTAGGAGCGTTACACAAAACGACTCACTTGTACATGGTAGTAAAGGGTAGATGTAAGGTGTCTAGCCAATTTGGTAACTTGGATATAGAGGCTCCGTTTATGGGAGAGACTATTCCGCAAACTAAGCGTGTTATATACGCTGAAACAGACTGTGTATGGATTACATATCACCCTACACACTTAACTGATATAGACGAGATAGAAGCGGCTTTGTTAGAGCCAGAGGATATTTAGATGACATGGGTAATAACGGCAATAGTTGCAAGTACAGCAGTAAGTACTTATGGTCAAATTGAAGCCGGCAAAGCACAACAAGATGCTTTAGAAGAACAGGCTAGGCAAGAAAAGATTGCCGCTGAAGGTCGTGAATTACAAAGACGACAAGAGTTAAACAAAGTTCTGGCCTCTAATGTTGTTGGAGCGTCCATGTCTGGCATGACTGGAGAAGGAACCCCTGCTAGTATCGCTCTAGAAAGTGCTAAACAAATAGGCACAAGCGAAGGAATGATAGGATTATCTGAAAAGTTACAAAGAGCGCAGTTACGCAGGCAAGGGGCAATGGCTAGAAGTACCGCTAATATACAGGCTACCTCTACTTTGTTAAAAGGCGCTTCTAATGTATTGGAGAGTTAATAGGAAATAATAATGGCTAAACGACCTAGACAACAACGTATTCTATCTTACGGAGAGTTTCGCCCTACTGGTGTAGATGACTCTGCGGCTAGGCGTATGCAGGCTCTAGCAGGCTTAGGAGAGACTGTAGCAGGCGTTGCTGAACAGTTTGGAAGGGCTAAGGCTACAGAGTTGGCTCCTGAGCAGGCGGCTAAGGACGCTAGAAAGGCGGCAGAAGAAGGTGAGGAGTTAAAGAAAAGAGATCCGTTAGCTTGGGGCGCTCAAGCATATAACTCTGTTGCTGTAGCTACGTATGAAGCAAATCTAAAAGTAGACTTAGACGAAGCTATGTTTAATGCGTACAAAAACAATCCTGATAACATTGAAGGCTATCAAAAACTTGCAGATGCGGCTTTTGAAGGATTAACGTCTAAAGCCCCAGAATCAGTAAAAGCAAATGTAGATTTATTTTACAGGCAGAGAAACTCTAAGTACGCAAAGCCAATTAATGATCAAACACAGAAAAACATTGTTGCCGAGCAACGAGGCGATTTAGAAGCTGGCTTAGAAGTTTCTAAAGACAACATATCTAATTTAACCAGAAACGGTAACGAACAAGAAGCCTTAGAAGCAAAGCTAGGATTATTTTTTGATTTAGAAAATGCTGTAAAAAACGGTGTTATCACTCCTTTGTACGCTGAACAGCAAAAAGCGGCTATTGATGATGATGTTGCAAAACAGGTTGTATTAGGGCAGTTAGATAGAACAATTTTCGATGAATCACTTGATCCTGAAGAACGGATACAAAAAGGCGAGGAATTTATTTCTGATCTTATAAAATCAGATATTCCAGATTTAAATCCTGCACAAAAAGATGCTTTAGTAAAGACGGTAAATGCTAAAGTGCAAAGTGAACAAATTGCTTACAACAAAGAACAAAACACTCTGACTCAAGAAGAAGAAAGACAAAAAGCCGATTTAGTGCGAGAAATAAAAACAGGTCAGATTTCTGGTGAAGAAGCATACGAAAAGATTGATCAATTTTTTAAAGATGGCTTAATAAAAAATGAAAATGAATTAATTATGTATGAAGGTTTTGTAATTTCAAAAACAAAATCCGCATTAAAAGTAGAAAATGATATTAGTAATGTTAATAAAGTTTTGCGAGGTGAAAGACCATCAGAACCTTTGGATCAGAAAGCTGTAGATACTTATTACGAAAGCATACAATCAGGTCTTCCAGAAAACCCTGAAGCCAGATCAGTGTATCAAGCACAGGTAGTGCAAAGCACTCGTTATGTGCCTTCTATGATTAAGACCGAATTGCGTAATGATTTAATTTCTAGAAACCCAGAAAAAGTTCTTGCGGCAACTGACACTATGGATAGGATATTAAACATAGCTGGTATGTCTGAAGAGTTTACCGCGCAGGAGCTTGCCTTTGCTGACCAAGTTATATTTAACATGGACTACATGGATGCAGATAAAGCTATACAAATGGCTAGAACAAATACTGATACAGATAATACAGCATTAGTAGATGCGCGAACTAAAGCCATAAAAGACAATAAGAAAGTTTTTGCAGACGCATACTCTAATGAAGTTGATGACGCATTTATGGGGTTTCGTGAAGACTTTCAGAATAATCCTGATGCGGCCGCACAGATGACCAGTGACTATGGCCGTTTAGTAGAGACATACTATAAAGCTGGTAGCAGTATTGAGTCAGCAAAGTCTAGGGCTATATCAGCTTTACAAACTAACTGGACTAAATCAGAGTTTGGTCTAATGAAGTATGCTCCTGAGCAATTCTATGGGAAAGGAACTGACAAATACCTTAAAAAAGACATATATGATTTAGTAAAACCTCTTTATGACGATAGAGGAGTTACATTTACTGAAGATGACATATTTCTAAAAAGCGATGACGAAACAGCTAGACAAGCAAGCCAAGGAAAACCTACATATAGCGTTTTAATTAAAACTAGTGATGGTACTTTACAGCGCCCTATGTTTATTGATAATGACGGAAACATAGCAGATCGTTATAAGCCTGATGAAGAGTTAATACAAAATGCTAAACAATCTATTATTGACGAAAATAAAGAAAAATCAGACGAAATATTAGCAGATCGTCCATATCGACAAAGAACCTTCCAAAAAATAGCTAAAGAACTTGGAGTTGATGATACGCCTAAAGAAAGCACTGGTGGAAGATTTGAAGGCGGTTCAGCAGAGTTAGACAGAAAATTTAGAACACAAGGCCTTGCAGAGTCGTTAGACATAATAGGTTCAGCGTTAGATCGAGTAACATATACTCCTTCGGAAATGTTTGAAGATGTTGCTGTTAAAATAGGGCGTAAAAGCGATGAATACATTGAGTCATTAAAGAAGGATAAATAATGGGATTTGTTACTGGCGAATCTACTCAAATTTTTGCGCCAAAGTTAAGAGTATCTACTAAGCAGATTGAAGACCCGACTGTATCAGAAATAGCTGGTGCATTTTTTCGACAAGAAAATATTATAGGCTCTACTATCAGTGCAGAAGTAGGTATGCCTGACGCATATAAAGATGATCCTTCCTTTGACGCATATAGTTTTTTCACTGAAGAAGAAAAGATGGATGAGCAGTTTATTTCTACTGCAATATTAGCTGATAACGAAAAAGAAATTGAAGCTACACGTAGACAGATTATTAAAGAAAGAAAAGATCGCGACATAATGGTTAGAGGGGGAGCAACGTCATTTGTTGTTGGTTTACCTGTAATGATAGCTGATCCTATTTCTTTGTTGTCTATAGGTGGTGTGGCATTTAATACCTATAGGGCAGGGAAAGGCATTCTTAAAGGCGCGGCTGTAATGGGGTCTGTAGTTGGTGTTGACACAGCACTCCAAGAAGCGGCTTTACACACGCAACAGCTAACTAGAACTTACGGAGAGTCTGCCACTAACATTTCTGCTGGAATGCTCTTAGGTGGCGTTTTAGGAGGCACAGCGGCTAAGTTATCCACGTATGGTGTTGATGCTAAAATGATCGACGCATACGAGGACGTAATGAATGTTGAGCCTAAGATTGCTGAAGGTATCAATCCTACCATTGACGCTGTTACTGAGCCTGTAGGTTCGCGCAGTGTTGGCGCACAGCAAGTTCTCGGTGATACTGAAGTGTCTGGAGCAATAGCTAAAAAATTAGTAAAGTTATTAGGCTTTGATCCGCTGTCTCGGACAATCACAAGCGAGAACCCAACTACACGTTTAATTGCTACCATGATGGCTGAAAACCCTATCAAAATGGATGGCAATGTTCTGCAAGCGGCTGAGTCATTAGCTAAAGCACATTCAGGAAAGTTAGGCACGTCATTGCAAAACAACGCTAATCTTTTCGCAGAATATAAGAGTGCTGGTGGAAAGATGAATCGTAAGCAGTTTAATGAAGCTGTATCTACTGCAATTAGGAAAGGTGATAGCAACATACCTCAAGTCAAGGCTTCTGCTGATTACTGGAATAAAGAACTATACACTCCTCTTAAAGATGAGATGGTAGCTTTAAAATTACTTCCTGAAGATGTAGATGTTAAAACAGCTAATAACTATCTAAATCGTGTGTGGAACAAAAATAAAATTTCAGCTAACTTCCCTCAGTTTATAAACAAAGTTTCTAACTGGCTTGCAGAGAAAGATGTAAAGCTATTTGAAGATGCTAAGGCGGCTTCTGAGAACATTGCTACAGCAACAGGAAAAGAAAAAGACAATCTTCAGGCAATTATCGACAAGGCTGAGTTTAAAAAAGGCATGGATTTTGAGCGCCAAGATTATGAATCTCTTGCTCAAGAAATAGCACAAAGAATACAAGGCAGTCCAGACGGTAGACTTCCTTATGATTGGAAGTTAGGTTCTGGTTCTAACAGTCGCGGCATTAATGGCACTGCATTACGTGGACCATTAAGAAATCGTGTATTCCAAATTGATGATGAAATAGTTGAAGAGTTTTTAGAGAATGACATTGAGACATTAGGCGCTAGGTATCTGCAAAATGTAGCTGGAGACGTTGAGTTAGTTAGAAAGTTTGGTGATGTTAATATGGACGATCAACTTAAAGATATTAACACATGGTATGCAAAGAAAAAAACCGATAAATCACTGACTCCAAAGCAACAACAAAAATTAGAAAAGCAAAGAGAAAGTGACGTTAGAGACATTGCAGGAATGCGTGATCGTATTCGTGGTGTTTACGGATTTTCTGAAGATAATATCTGGACTCGTATGGCTAGGTCTTCAAGAGACTTAAACTATTTACGTTTGCTTGGTGGTGTAACTGTATCTAGTTTGCCTGACGTTTCGCGCGTATTTATGGCTGAAGGTTTTGCTAAAACATTTAAGAGTGGTCTAGCGCCATTAATTAAAAACACAAAAACTTTTAAAGTTGCGGCTTCTGAGTTAAAGCGTTATGGCGTAGGCACTGATGCTATCATGTCAGGCAAGTCAGAAATTATTGCTGATGTTGGAGATTATGCTCAAGGCGGTACAGCTGTTGAAAGAGGATTACGATCAGCTTCTAGCAAGTTTGGAAAGATAAACTTCTTAGATCATTGGACAGCAGGAATGAAACAACTTCACGCTGTTACGATGCAAACATCTATCTTTGATGGATTAAAGAAAGGAGTTTATGACAAGCGCCTAGCTCGATTAGGTATTGACGAGCAATCAGCAAAAGATATGTATGAGCAAGTAGTAAAGCATGGCAAGAATGAAGATGGTATTTGGCTGACTAATGCTAAAAACTGGGATAGACCAGATTTAGAAAGAATGTGGGGCGCGGCAGTACGTAAAGAAAGTGATCGCGTAATCCTAATTCCCGGACAAGAAAAGCCATTGTTCATGTCTACTGAAATGGGTAAAACAGTAGGTCAGTTTAGATCGTTTATATTGTCTGCTACCCAGCGAGTCTTTATTGCCGCATTACAGAATCAAGATCACAATGCAGTAGGCGGTCTTGCTTCACTTGTCGGTATGGGAATGTTTACTTATTACGTTAAACAGAAGATTGCAGGAAGGGATGTTAGTGATGATCCTGCTGTATGGGTTACAGAGGGGATTGATAGATCAGGTGCAATAGGCGTTATCGGAGAAATTACTAACACCATAGAAAAGATATCAGGCAACTCTTTAGGATTAAGGCCGTTGTTAGGAATTGATGCCCCTGCTTCTAAGCAAGTATCTCGTACTGTTTCTGAGTCTTTGCTAGGGCCAACTTTTGGTAGCTTGTTATCCACTACTGTAGCGGCAACTAACGCAATTACATCTGAAGGTGAAATGACTGAATCAGATATAAGGACACTTAGAAGACTTATACCTTTACAGAATTTATTTTATATAAGACATGGATTAGATGAAGTTCAGAAAGCATCGAATGATTTATAACCCTTTAAATAGTATAATTGGCAAAACCTATGAGGCCATAAATGACAGTCACAGCGAATACAACTAGAAACGATTACTTAGCCGGAAATAACCAGAATGTGTACAACTATACGTTCCAGTTAAATGATGCCGCTGATGTTACTGTTATACTTAATGGCGTAATACAAACGCTAAACGTACACTATACCGTACAAGATTTAGGCGTAGGTACTGGCGGTACCATTACATTCACATTAGTAGATTCTAATAACGACCCTATCTTCCCTACACAGGGACAGCAAATAAATATCTTAATGACAATGGAGTTAGATCGAGATACTGCATATCAACCTAATGGTGCGTTTTTATCTTCAGATGTTAATAATGATTATGATAGGTTATGGCTTGCCGCAAACCAACAACAAACGGCTATTAATCGCTCGCTAAGGCTACAGGATCAAGACGCTACTTCAGGTAGTATGGAACTCCCACTTAAAGCAAGTAGGCTTAATAGGATGCTTGCATTTGATTCTGTTACTGGTGAGCCAATCGCAGGGCCAGATATTACGTCTGTTACTGAAGGGTTAACTTTATCTGCTACTTTGATTAATGGGAATAATACGAATGGCAATGATGTTATTTTCAATGACAACGATAAGGCTAAATTTGGCACAGGATCGGATTTAGAAATATACCATGATGGTAACAATTCCGTTATTAAAGATTCTGGTACTGGCATTTTAAAGTATACAAGTAATAATAGTACTTTAGCCGGAGTAGTCTTTGAAATTGAGAATACGGATTCTACAAATTTATCAGGATCATTTATTCATTTTAAAGATAGTTATGGCGTAACTCCTGCCAAAATAGGCTCTTATGCAAACGCATTTTATATTTTAAATAGTTCTGATGAAAGAATGCTGACAACTACTAATAGTGGGGCTATAGAATTATATCATTCGGATGATATTAAACTATCTACAACTTCTACTGGTGTAGATGTTACTGGAGAAATTACTGTTTCTGGAAATGTAGACGGACGAGATGTTGCTACTGACGGAGTTAAGTTAGATAGTATTGAAGCCTCCGCAGATGTAACGGACACTATAAATGTCACAGCGGCAGGCGCATTGATGGATTCTGAGGTAACTAACCTTTCAGAAGTTAAAGCGTTTTCTTCAGCAGATTACGCTACAGCGGCACAAGGTGCTAATGCTGACGCGGCACTTCCTAAAACTGGTGGAACACTGACAGGCGATTTAAACTTTGGTGATAATGTCAAAGCTAAATTTGGCGGTGGAGGCGATTTAGAAATCTACCACAACGGAAGCAACTCTATAATCAAAGACAGTGGAGATGGAATATTACGATACACCAGTAGCAACTCAACAAATCAAGGCGTTGTTCTTGAAGTTGAGAATACAGACAGTACCAATCTATCAGGCTCATTTATACATTTTAAAGACAGCCTTGGTATAACGCCTGCTAAGATAGGTGCGCTTGCCAATGAAATGTATTTAATGCGCGGTAGTAATAATGACCGCATATTAGTCACAAACAACAGTTCAGTAGAACTCTATCATGCAGATGATAAAAAGTTTGAAACTAGCAGTTCAGGTGCAAGCATATCGGGCGATATTGCTGTTACAGGTACAGTAGATGGTCGTGATGTTGCTACTGATGGAACTAAGCTAGACGGCATAGACGCTTACGCAGATGTCACTGATGCTACAAATGTAGCGGCCGCAGGTGCTTTGATGGACAGTGAGGTAACTAATCTTGCTCAAGTTAAGGCGTTTGACTCGTCAGACTATGCTACATCGACACAAGGCACTACTGCTGATAATGCACTTCCAAAGTCAGGAGGGACACTTACAGGCAATTTAAATTTAGGTGATAACATTAAGGCGCAGTTTGGCGCGTCTAATGACCTTCAAATTTACCATGATAGTACAAACTCTATAATTAAAGACTCAGGCACAGGAATTTTACGTTATACAAGTAGTAACGCTACTCAAGCAGGGGTTGTATTTGAAATAGAAAATACAGACTCTACTAATTTGTCAGGTTCGTTCATACATTTTAAAGACTCTTTAGGTATTACTCCTGCTAAAGTTGGTGCTTATGCTAATGAACTTTATATTATGCGCGGCAGTAATGACAATAGAATTATTACTACTAATACCGATGCTGTAGAACTGTATTATTCAGATGATGAAAAACTAACTACTACAAGTTCAGGTATAGATGTTACTGGTACTGTTAAGTTTGATGGCTTAGAAGGAACTAACTCAGTCAATATAACTCAGGTATTAGATGAAGACAGCATGACATCTGATAGCGCGACTTCATTATCAACACAGCAGTCTATTAAATCTTATGTAGATACAGCCATAGCAGGCGTTCCTCAAGGAGACATTACAGGCGTTACAGCAGGAACTAATCTTTCTGGTGGCGGTACAACTGGAAGCGTTAATCTTGATTTAGAAAATAATATTAGCTTGCAGAACATTACCTTAACTGGGTACTTGCGTGGGCCTTCAAACTTTACTATTGATCCTGCGGCTCATGGGGATGATACTGGTACATTAGTTATTGCAGGAAATCTACAAGTTGATGGAACAACTACAACTATTAACTCTACTACCGTTGAGATTGCTGACCTTAATTTTAAAGTTGCTAAAGACGCTACTAGTAATGCAGAAGCTAACACTGGCGGCTTTACGGTAGGTGGCTCTAACGCTGAATTAAAGTATCTAAGCAGTGGCGATAAGTGGACGATGAATAAAACGCTTTCATTTGCGGATTCTTTAAAAACTACTTATGGCAATAATGATGACCTACAGATTTACCATGATGGGTCGAATAGTTATATTAAAGATGTAGGTACAGGAAGATTAACACTACAGAGTGCTACTGACTTTTTAGTAGCAAATACTGCGAATACACAAAATTACATATACGCTCAAGAGAGTGGTTATGTTCGTCTTTATCATTCAGGCTCAACAAAATTAGAAACAACTTCAACAGGCATAGACGTAACAGGAGTTATAACGACTGATGGTCTTACAACAAGTGCTGACATTAACTTTGGTGACAATGACAAAGCTAAGTTTGGTGATAGTGGTGATTTAGAAATCTACCATGATGGGTCAAATTCTATCATTAAAGATTCAGGCACAGGAATACTTAGATACACTAGTAGCAATTCCTCAACTGCCGGAGTCGTATTTGAGATAGAAAACACAGATAGCGCAAACCTGTCTGGTTCATTTATACACTTTAAAGATAGCTTAGGAATAACCCCTGCAAAAATAGGGGCTTTTGCTAATGAATTGTACATTATGCGTGGCAGTAATAATGATCGCATACTGACTACAAATAGTGGCGCGGCTGAACTGTATTATTCAGATGATGAAAAACTAGCCACCACCTCCACAGGCATAGACGTTACTGGCTCAGTGACAGCAGATTCGCTTACTGTTGATACTTCCGCAGGGCAACTTGACGTAGAGGCTCTTGGCGGTTCATCGGTAAAAGTTAAATCTAGCGGAAGTTTGAAGTTGCAGGGAACAGGAGGGTCGGTTGATTTAATTAACGGTTCAACCGAAGTCTTATCTACCACTTCTAGCGGAATTTCAGTCAACGGCACAGCCACGATGGATGGGCTTACTGTAGATGGTGCGGCTGACATAGATTATCAATCTGGCGCAACAAACAACACCGCCCCAGATACGTTGAAAGTATCAAACAAAACCACTGGCGTACATGCCGCAGGTTTAGGGGCGTCTATTAAGTTTGAGCATACAAACTCTTCCGCTAGTTATGCTGGGTCAAGAATATCTAACGTATCAAATGCAGACCCCTTTACGTCTAACTTATCCTTTTACCCATATAATTATGGTTACAAAGAGGCTATGCGAATATCCAACAACGGAGACATCAGCTTCTACGAGGACACAGGCACAACGGCTAAGTTCTTCTGGGATGCCTCTGCGGAGTCTTTGGGTATTGGTACGGATTCGCCTCAAGCACTAATTGATCTAACAGTCCCCCAAGCAAAAACCGCTACAGGTGGTGCAACCTTTGCCCAATTAGGCAAAACCAATGAATCAAGTGGCTATGCATCCCTCCAGTGTGAAGTCAAAGGTGGCTCATCAGCGGCAGATAGGAAATGGTCATTCCAGACTATTGAACAAGGTGTTGCCAATGCAGGGAGTATTGTTTTACAGCCTGATGGCGGCACCCTGATGGTGGGTAATACTGACCCTACGCCTTACGACAGAACGTCAGGCAACGCTATTGCACTAGGAGATGGTCTTATATCTTCAGCGCAATCTGGTGGGAATGCGGCAATATTTAATCGCATGACAAACAATGGAAGCATTGTCCAGTTCCGCTATGGGGGCACAGCCGTAGGTAGTATAGCCTCTGAGGGAGGTGACTCTTTAGTAATACAATCAGGCACAACCAGTGGTTCAGGCCTTCTTTTTCACCCCACAGTAGCAAGTATAACTCCTGTGAGAAACAGCGTAAAAATAGATGCAACTATTGATTTAGGTCGTTCTGGTTTTAGATTCAAAGACCTACACCTATCAGGCTCTTTAAAATCTACTGCCCCAACAACTTCAGCGTCTACCCCTGCATGGTTATCTACAGCCAGTACTAATACTTCAGGACAAACACATTATCATGCAGTGTTTAAGTCTTTAAATGGCACAACGAACGGTAAAATCACTACTAACTACTTTGCTACAACTTACTCGACTACTTCTGATTACAGGGTTAAAGAAGATATACAGCCTGTTATTAATGCAACTGAGCGATTACTAAATTTAAATGCAATCAATTTCCAGTGGAAAGGCAGTGATATTAGAACGGATGGCTTTTTGGCACATGAGGTTGCTGAAATAATTCCAGAGGCCGTTGTTGGTGAAAAAGACGAAGATGAATTGCAGTCCTTAGATCAATCTAAAATTGTCCCTTTGTTGGTTAAAACGATTCAGGAATTAGAGGCAAGAATAACGCAACTGGAGAATCAATAATGAATAAAATTACACAAGCATTAAAATCAAAAACCGTACAGTTTAGTATTGCTCTTGCAGTTCTTTCTATTCTTCAGGCTTATGTTGGGTTTTTACCTGTCAGCCCTATGGGTCAGGCTGTGGTTGGTTGTATTATCGCAAGTTGTGTAACAGTTCTTAGATCAATAACTACTAAGCCGCTTTCAGAAAAATAAAGGAATAACAAATGATTGAAGAAACTAAGGAAAGTATAGATGTATTGGCGGCTTCAACGGCTGTTTTTTCTTTGGCACAGTGGCTACCTCCTATGGCCTCTCTGTTTACAATAATATGGCTTGGATTAAGGATATATGAAAGTGTTACTGTTCAATCATTATTAGACAAGAGAAGCAAAAAGTAGAATATTATTACAATCAAGAGTATAATTTTATCTTTTACTACAGGTTATAAAAATGATTACTATTGATGATGTAGAATATACTGAAGATGATTTAACTGATTCTCAAAAAGTATTGGTTAATAGAGTTAATGAACTTAATAATCAATTTAATGCTTTAAAAATGCAGTTACAAGAATTAGATGTGCTTATGTCTGCATACGGTAATGCTTTAAGAAAAGATTTGGCAGGGGATGAAGAAGAAGTAGTAGAAGATGCTTAAAGATTTAATCGCCCCTATTACTGGACTCCTTGATAAATTTATTGAGGATAAAGATAAAAAGGCCGCGTTAGCCCATCAAATAGCAACCATGTCTGAGCGTCATGCTCAAGAGTTAGCTAAAGGGCAATTAGAAGTAAACAAGGTAGAGGCGGCTCATCCGTCTTTATTTGTCAGTGGGTGGCGGCCTGCGGTGGGTTGGGTTTCTTGTTTAGGATTGTTCTATAATATAATCTTAGCCCAGTTCTTAGACATTTGGTATGATGTACCTCAAATAGATAGCAGTCTACTTACTACTGTTCTCATGGCTATGTTAGGCATGGGTGCAATGCGCTCGTATGAAAAGAAGAACAACGTAGCTAGAATAAAATAATGAGATACTTTCAACTAAAAGACTTTGATTGTCAGGAGACAGGCAACAATGAGATGTGTTCTGATTTTCTTGATAAGTTGGATGAGTTACGCCATGTATGCGGATTTCCGTTTATCATTACCAGTGGGTACAGGGACAAGACCCACAGCATTGAAGCTAGAAAGGCAAAGGTCGGAACCCACGGACAAGGGATAGCGGCAGACATTAGAATTAATAACGGTAACGAAGCCTACGAGATTATAAAGAACGCTCAGTCAATGGGCTTCAATGGAATAGGGGTAGCCAAGACCTTTATCCATGTAGACACTAGAAAGACTATGCCTGTTATCTGGACTTACTAAGTAAACTCTTTGCTGTCTTCTTAGACTTCCTGAACGCCTTGGCTGTAGGTGCGCCTTTAGACCCAACCTTACGCATCTTCTCACCAGACCCAGCGGCTATTCTCTTTCTCTTAGCGTGTATGTTTGCGTATAAACCTTTCATTATTTCTTCAACATTGATTTCTTTTTACGATACTTCTTTCTTCCTGCCTCATCTCGCAAAGCCTGTATAGCTTCTTTAGCTTGCTTATCGGTAAGCGGCATAGAACGCGCATTCTTAGTTGTTGGTTTCTTTTTCTTTGGTCGTCCTACCTTACTACCGTATGTACCCTTACCTTGTGGCATTGTATTCTCCTACCATTTAGATTTATTAGCCCAGTATGCCGCAGACATCTTACCCTTAGCGATGTTCCTAGCGTGTCGAGCTTTGAATGATTTACGTCTAGCCTTCTGTTTCTCTGACTTAGGATTAGACCCTGCACCTGATACGCCTTGTTGTCCAAACCTGATGGTCTTTACTTGATCGCCAGACTTGGCAACAACAACGTGAGATTTTGTTGAATGGTTAGGTGTACGCTTAGGCTTGTTAACACCAGAGACACCGATACGGCTTAATAGGGATTGTATACTCATGCTCTGATTATACCAAAAAAAGCCCCCGAAGGGGCAAAACAACATAGGAGGTACAACATTTTTAGGGGGTTTACAGTTTTATTCTACACTAAACGTAGGGTGATGCAACTTTAATTCTTCATCTGTAGGAGGTTCAGCAAGAGCCTCTTGTTCAGCCTCTACCTCAGACCAGATTATATCTATCTCTTCTACTGCATAAGCAGGCAGGGCAGAACCATACAGCACAGCCTCGAAGATAGAATCCATCTGCAATGGAACATGATCCATTTTTAACTCAATGGCTTTATTCCGTAAATCGTTTAAAAATCCATTAGTCATAACAATCTTTCCTCATGGTATTTAATTAAATCATTAAACTCTTTTAACATATCCCTGTAATCAGCAGTGTACAACTTCTTAATTTTTCTCTTGTCTTGGTGCATCTGCCTAACAAAGTCTTCTCCGTACATATCAATCATCCATAGTGTGTACTGTCCTTCAGCACTACCCTTGGACATGCCAAAGGCATTACAGCCCTTGCACTGGGGGTGGACATTCTCAACCTCTAATGCCCAGTACGAACTACTACCCTTGGCTATGTAGTGACCACCATCACATTCCTTCCAGTGCATCCTCTTATCACAAGATACACATTGAACCATTCCATATTCATCTGCCGCTGAAATCCTTGCTAACTTTTGGATTGCAGTCAAACACTTAGAACGTAATGTTACAGCCATAAATAACCTCATTTTACCATACCCTGTGGGGTAGATCATATTTTTACCTAAACGCGCTTAGAAAGCTCTACAAGCCCTTTAAGCGCCCTTCCAGAACCCTTCACGGAGTATACCCTAGTGTTTCTTTTTCTTTTTCCTTTCTTCCCATTCTTTTTGTTCATCACTAATCATATCCCACCAACCTTTTGCACACATTCCGATTAGTATAAGCCATGCAATTCCTAATAAAATATCCATGTTATCTCCTATTTAGTAATATCTTCAGTCATGTCTTTTGAAGGGAATGGTATGTGTATACCAGTTCGCTCCACTAAACCCCGATTGATAGCGTCATATACTTTAGCTACTTTGTCAGAGTGTATCTCGGTAGTAGATTCTATGCCGTACATGGTGTTTTGAATCTGCTTCCAAAATAATTTAAATGATTTTTGAGTCCACGGTATTTCAATGTCACCTTTCATAAACTTGGCGTTCATCTGGTGGTATATACCTGCATCGTTTAGACGTCTAGCCGCCTCTTTAAAGTACACTTCCAGTGCCGCCTGTTGCTTTGGTGATCGTGGTTTACCAAGTTTGTAATTAAACGTAACGTATTTCTTTTCCTCATACAGTTCAGTTGCAAACTTTAGGTAGTCTTCCAAGGACTTGTCGTTTTTGACTGTATAACCTTCAGGCATTAGAGTTTCCTTCTTAACCATTTTGCACTTATGAATTCAGCGTGGCTTTCAAAGACGCTACTCGCTAACTGTGGTTGAAAGTGGCTTTTATTTACAGCTTTAGATATTGGTCTTACATGGTGATTACTAAACGTAGTAGCCTTACCTATCCTTTTGCTTAACGCATTTGGTTTAAGACCAGTAATCTCAGCTAATTTTTTAATAGTGTATTTTTCTCCTACTTTAAAACGAGCATCATCTCCTACGAAAGTCATCAATTTTTGTTGATGTTGATTGCCATTAAACTGTGTTTGAACGCGCTTAATTTTCTTAAAGTTATTGTCTCTCGCAGTTGCCTTGTATCTCAGCCGTTCGCATACAAATGTTTTAGATACGCCAAATGCTTTAGCCAACTCGTCCCTGCTGTAAAATGTACCTGATGTTAGCTTAGGATTTTTACCCTTATACTCAATTAAAATTGTTCTGCTATCGTGTTTCATAATTAATTCGCCCATGATGTGTCTGTTAGTGCATCTTCAATAGATCGATCTTTTATTGTCCCTTCTTTTCGAGGCTTAGATCGCTGTTTACGGTTAGTTTCCCACGTTCTCACGCAAGCCTTCCAGTCTTTCATTTTGTTCTTACCTACCATCCATCCCTTTGCTTGATAGAAATCAATAAAGGTTTGTGGATCAACTGAATTGTTCCTTTGATCACAATAATCATTAACTTCATCAACACTGGGAGGAGTGAAACGAGTCCCCTTATTAGTTGTATTATTAAATGTATTATTAATTGTCTTATTATCCTCCATTATTTTATGGGGAGGGTCCCCATCATTTTGTGGGGAGGGTATACATTTTTTAATGGGGAGGGTATCCATTATTTTATCCATACCCCCCTCGTTAATTCTTATGTATCTTTTAAGGACTTGCTTAGTACCTTCTTTGTATTCAAGTTGTACTGTAATGTATCCTTTTGTCTT